ACCAGAAGGTGATGACTGCGGCCGCTCTGGCGGTTCATGATAACCTGATGGAAAGAGGCACAACGCCTTCTGTGGACGCTGATGCGTATTATCAGGAGGTAGACACACAAATGCGGGGTTTATTCCCAAACTATTTTTCAGAGGGGGAGCAGGCGGATGTAAGCCAGCCTGCTTCAACTCGCGGAACTACCAACGTAGTCGCACCCTCCACTAGGAACAACGGGGCGCGGGGACGCAAAGTGAAGCTTACGAAATCCCAAGCTGACATCGCGAGACAGATTGGTGTATCTAACAAAGACTATGCTGACGCATACCTTAAATTACAGGAGTAAGGCTAATGTCGGAAGAAGAATCGCGCTCATCCCGTTCCCAAGAGGAACGTCCTAGCGAAGAAAGACCTGATGATTCGTGGAGGCCAGCCTCCTCGTTACCTACCCCCGCCCCTCAAGAGGGATGGGCGTTCCGCTGGGTTCGTACCAGCGTATTAGGTCAGGCAGACAACACTAATGTCTCGCAGAAAATGAGAGAAGGATGGGTTCCGGTTCGCGCCGATGACCATCCTGAATTGGAGGTGATGTCTGATGTTGGAACCCGGTTTAAGGGAAATGTCGAGGTTGGTGGCTTGTTGTTATGCAAGATTCCAGAAGAGGAATTAATCAAGCGTGCCGAGTATTATGCCAAGATAGCCAATGATCAGATGGAAGCCGTAGATAATACTTTTATGCGAGAAGAGAACCCTGTGATGCCGTTAATTAAAGATCGGTCGAGCAGGACTACCTTTGGCAAAAGATAACCCTTCTGGGGTTGTCTTTTAAGTGATGACATGAGGAGATAATTATGTCAGCAACAGCGACCCCTATGGGAGCAGAACCAGTCGGCGGTTTAAGCGCTTGTGGTTCTTTCTCCGGCAAGGTTCGCCATATATCCATAGCCAGCACTTACGGGGCTAATGTTTTTTATGGTGACTTTGTAAAACTGGTCAACACCGGGACTCTTGAAAAAGATACTGGTACGACCACGATGACCCCGGTTGGTATATTCATGGGCTGTTTTTATACAGACCCAAATACCAGCCAGCCCACATTTAACCAGATGTGGCCTACTGGGACTGTAGCGACTGACGCTATGGCCTATGTGCTTGATGATCCAGACGCTGTATTCAGAATGCAGGCGAATGGTTCTCTGGCGCAAACTACCTTGGGTAATAACATTGCAGTAACCCAAACTTCCGGTTCTACCACTATTATGCGTAGCAAGAACTCTGTTACAGCGAGTTCGGCTGCTACGACTAATACACTACCCCTGCGTATTCTTGAGTTTGTGAATGGGCCGGATAGTGCGGTAGGTGATGCATACACTGATGTTCTCCTGACTTATGTTTCAGGGATGCACCAGTACCGTACCGCCCTAGGCGTATAGGAGACTAGCGAATGGCTATTTCAAGAGCGCAGATGCTCAAAGAGCTACTTCCGGGTCTTAATGCCCTGTTTGGCTTAGAGTATGCAAAGTACGAAGACGAAGATCGAATGATTTACGAAACTGAATCATCCGACCGCTCGTTTGAGGAAGAAGTAAAACTGAGTGGTTTTGGCGCGGCTCCAGTGAAACCTGAAGGCTCTGCAATCAATTATGATTCAGCGCAGGAAGCGTTCACGGCTCGCTATACCCATGAGACCATTGCTCAGGGTTTCGCTATTACGGAAGAGGCAATGGAGGATAACCTCTATGCTTCCCTGTCACAGCGATACACAAAGGCACTGGCAAGAGCTATGGCTTACACCAAGCAAGTCAAGGCTGCCGTTCCATTGAACAACGGTTTCACTAACGCTTATCAGTCTGGCGATGGTGTTAACCTGTTCACAGCGGTAGGCGATGGCGTAACTGGTGGAGGCGGTCACCCGCAGGTTAATGGTGGCTTTAACTCTAACCGGCCCGCGACAGCGGCTGACCTTAACGAAACCTCACTCGAAGATGCTGTGATCCAGATTGCAGCGTTCACCGATGAGCGTGGACTTTTGATCGCAGCCCGTCCTCGCAGGCTCATTGTTCCACCGGCCCTGATGTTCGTGGCAACCAGAATCCTAGATTCTGAATTGCGCGTCAGCACTGCTGATAACGACATCAATGCCCTGAAGAACAATGGCTCCATTCCTGAAGGTTACTCTGTCAATCACTACCTGACTGACAGCAATGCTTTCTACATCATCACTGATGTACCGAATGGTATGAAGCACTTCGAGCGTACTCCGCTTGAGACTTCAATGGATGGCGACTTCGATACTGGTAACGTGCGTTATAAAGCACGCGAGCGGTACAGTTTCGGTGTTTCTGATCCACTAGGAATCTGGGCTTCGCCCGGTACGTCCTAATCAGTAGTAGATATCGGGGGTGCGTAGCGCCCCCTTTTATCTGGGAAACATACAGTTTTAGCGACCAGCCCAGTGGACGTTTACGAAGACGCTAAGACGAATCCTTTCGTAAAGAGGTATCTCTTATGGCTTTAACCACATTTCAAGGCCCAGTACGTTCACTTGGGGGATTTTATTCCCAAGGCCCAGCGACCACTGTTGCCCTTACTGCTAATACCACTCTTAGCCCCACTACACATGGCGGCAAGATTATTCTCCTTAACGACTCCTCCTTAACCCTCACGCTTCCTGAAATCAGCGTGGCGGCTGACCCCACTACCGGCGGCCCCGGTGCAGAACCCAACACTCTTAACAATACAGGGCTGATGTATAACATCGTCTTTCTTGTTGACTGCACCTTGGCGTTAAAATGTGGTGGATCAGGAACTCCGGGCGATCTCTTCTGGGGATCGATCATTCTCGGCAAGACAGGGGCAGCGGAACAATATATTCCCAACGGCAGTAGTAATGATGTGATAAACACCAACACTACCACCAAGGGGGGCATAGCTGGTTCCAGCATTCAGGTGGTTCCTATCTATACCAACAAATGGCAAGTGTCTGGCGTTTTGGTTGGCTCCGGTACTCTGGAGACACCGTTCGCAGATGCGTAATTTAGTAGCGGGGCTTCGGCCCCGCTCTTTTTGGAGATAGATATGGCAGATTTAGTAACAAGCCAGACAATACAGGATGGCCCTCGCAACGCCATCATGAAGTTTACTAACGTAAGCGATAGCACTGGAGAGTCGGCTGTAGTTAAGGTGAGCGTTAGTGCTTTAAGCGCACAACCCAGAACAGGCGCAGCCTGTACCAGCGTTTCTGTAGCTGGCATACAGTTCTCTACCTATAACATGTCAGTAACAATAGAATTCGATGCGACCGTCAATACCCTGATTGCAACTTTACCGGAGAACTATTCGGACTCGCTTGATTTTTCAGCATTTACTGGCATTCCCAATAACTCGGCTGCTGGGAAAACGGGAGACATTCTTTTTACAACTAACGGCGCAGGAACAGGTGATACCTATGTGGTTGTCCTGACACTTATCAAGAACTACGAATAGAGGTTTAAATGGCTAAGTTAGAGATATTTCAGAACGGAAATTTCAGTGACGGTCGCCCTGTCTACCAGATAGGTTCAAAGAATGCAGATGGAGAGTATGACATTGCAGTCTTTGATCTTATGGAGAAGAGCCAGGCCAAGGCAAGGTTGGCGAAGATGGGTGGAAACTCGACTCCTAAGAAGAAGGCAGCGCCTAAAAAAAAAGAAATAGTTGAGCCTCCACTTAAATCCGTTACTTTCGTAGAAGAAACAAGCCGAGCCGATCTTAACAAGAAGACGAAGCTGGAGCTTGAGGAATTTGCGCGTGAGTTCGGTGTAGAGCTAGACCGCAGGGAAAAGAAAGAATCTTTGGTTAAGCAAGCCTACAAGGCGCAGTTTGATGGCTAGAAATTATCGTAGCGAGTACAAGAACTACCATGCTAAACCCGTGCAGAAAAAGCGTAGGGCCGGTCGTAATGCAGGTAGAAATAAACTGCTTGCAACCGGAGCTGTAGCAAAAGGCGACAAGCGGGATGTTCATCACAAAGACCGCAATCCAAACAACAACAAACGATCTAACCTGGCAGTAACTTCACGAACAGTTAACCGGAGGCGAAATGGCAAGAGGTAAAAAGAACTGGATTCAGAAGGCGATCAAGAAGCCGGGTAGCTTGCGTAGAGCTGCTGGGGTGAAAAAAGGCCAGAAAATAAGTGGCAAGGAATTAACGAAGTTAAGTAAATCGAAGAATCCCACTACCAGAAAACGCGCTAACCTTGCCAAGACCTTGAAGGGGTTCAAGAAATAATGGACAAGAACAGCAAGGTCCGTAAAGTAATGGGTGAGTTTAAGGATGGCAAACTCAAATCCAGCTCTGGGCATAAGGTTACTAACCGTAATCAGGCAATGGCTATTGCCCTGAGTGAGGCCGGAATCAATCGCAAGATGTTCTCAGGCGGCAGGGTTGGTGACGGTAAAGCTGTGCAGGGAACTACCAGAGGAAGAATAGTTTAATGGCGACTAGCGGAACTTACACCTTCACCCTTGATCTGGGACAGATCATGGAGGAAGCCTACGAGCGCTGTAATATCGAGATGCGTACTGGTTTTGATTACCGTACTGCACGGCGCAGTCTTGACCTGCTTATGCTGGAATGGCAGAACAGGGGGTTAAGTTTATGGACGGTGAAGGATACGAGCTTTGCGCTTACCCCTGGAACGGGGTCGTATGCGCTTACCGGGGAGAAGCTGGACATAGTGGAAGCCTTCATGCGAACCAACGCAGGAAGCACCACCAAGCAGTCCGACCTTACCATGCAGCGTATATCCATCGCCCAGTATTCCCACCAGACCAACAAGTTGCTTGAGGGCAGACCGATCCAGTACTGGGTTGAAAGAGCGCCCAGCGGCATCACCGTTAATGTATGGCCAATCCCTGATTCCTCGCAGACATGGACTCTGGGCTATTACTACATGGAACGAATTGAAGATAGTGGGACACCTGCTACTCTCAACGTGGATGTCCCCGCACGGTTCCTGCCTCCGCTTACTGCGGGTCTGGCTTACCAGATTGCCATCAAGAAACCGGAGGCAGCACCGAAGATTGAATTCCTTAAACAGGATTATGAAGAACAATGGAATCTTGCATCCGATGCGGCTAGAGAGAAAGCTTCCCTGTATGTGGTTCCGGGTGGGTATCAATACTTATGAGCAGTTTTGCGAGCGGTAAACATGCATTCGGGTTTTGTGACAGGACTGGTTTCCGTTACAAGTTAAGAGACCTTGTGCCTCAGATCGAGGCTGGCAGGCCAAACGGTATGCTGGTAGGGCGTGATGTGCTGGATGTGGACAATCCACAATGGAAGCTGGGCATGATCAATATGTCTGACCCGCAGGCGTTACGCGACCCAAGACCTGATGGTGGTTATCTCCAGAGCCGGATACTGGGGGCATTTGACCCGGTGGGCGGCGGTGTAACCGCGATGGGTAGTCGTACAGTGGGTCTGGATTGTTCTGGTCATGTAGGCAGAGTAACGGTGGAAATAACATGATTCCAGAAATAGTTTGTCGTGAAGAAAATGGTCAGTACATTTTTGATTGCGAGAGATGTGGTAAAACCCATTATCATGGAGCGATGGAAGGCCACAGAGTATCGCATTGTGATGACCGAGACTCTTATCCAAACGGGTATATTTTGAAAAAAGAAGCTGACGGATACTAATAATGGCTTTTACCTTTACCACATTAAAGACTGCTATTCAGGATTATCTTGAGTCCAGCGAGACCACGTTTGTTACGAATCTTCCCCTGATTATTACGCAGGCGGAAGAGCGGATACTGCGTACTGTGCAACTCCCTGATTTCCGTAAGAATGTTACCGGAACATTGAGTCAGGGTAACCCTTACCTGACGATGCCATCTGACTTTCTCGCTTCCTATTCCCTTGCTATTGATAACTCCGGTTATGAATATCTGGTGTTCAAGGATGTGAACTTCATGCGTGAAGCCTATCCCGTAGAGGCAACTGAAAATGTTCCAAAGTATTACAGTATTTTTGACGAGGACACTTTTATTCTAGGGCCAACCCCTAACGCCAATTTTGCTACCGAGCTGCACTATCTGTATGAGCCTGAATCAATCACTGTCTCTAGCGGTGGTACAAGCTGGCTTGGAACCAATGCCGAGAATGCGTTGCTTTATGGGTGTCTGGTGGAAGGTTATACCTTCCTCAAGGGCGATGGCGAACTACTGGGCTGGTATCAGGCTAAATACGATGATTCCGTGATGCGGCTTAAATCTCTTGGTGAGGGTTACGATACGACGGATAATTTCCGTTCCGGCATGGTCAGGAGTGTGAGAGTCTGATGTTGGTTTCAGGTATGAATGGAAGTGCCGGTTCGGTTCTGGTGGAGACCACAACCAAGCGCGGCTTTACTGCTGAGGAATTAGCGGCAAGCTGTGCTGCGAAGATTATTTCCGTGGCAGCTACTGCTGACCCTGTTATCAGGCAGCAGGCCGAGGCGTTTCAGTCCACGATTGAGCAGGTGGTTTTGATATACCTGCAACAGACGGCGAAAAGCGAGCGAACAACTATTTATAATCTTTTACTTGATGCTGGAGAAACCGCTCTAGCCGAACAGATAAGGAGGCTTTGATGGCTTTTACTGGCAACTATATGTGTACCAGCTTCAAGAAAGAGCTGATGACTGGAACACATAATTTCACGAACTCTACTGGTAACACGTTCAAGATAGCGCTGTATGACAACAGCGCGTCCTTTACGGCGGCTACTACAGCCTATACAACCAGTGATGAGATTACAGGAACAGGATACTCGGCTGGAGGTGGGGCATTGACTAATGTTACCCCTACTTCTACAGGGACTACCGGCTTTACCGATTTTGATGACTTCACCTGGAGTACGGCAACGATCACAGCGCGAGGCGCTCTCATCTATAATGATTCCGCCAGTGGTGATCCAACCGTGGTAGTGCTGGACTTTTTGAGTGATAAAACCTCCACAGCCGGTGACTTCAAAATAGTTTTCCCTACTGATGATTCGAGTAATGCGATTATCAGGATAGCCTAATGGCAGGGTGGGGCCGCTCGACATGGGGAGCAGGCCCGTGGGGTGAAAGCGGTGTAACCATTGTCTTGAGCGGCTGGGGCCGCTCTACCTGGAATACTGGTCCGTGGGGACAGCCTGCATCAGCGATTGCTTTTGCGACAGGTTCGGTCGGCACGGCTACTGTAGCCGCTGACGCGCTTGTCAGCGTCACTGGGGTATCTGCTACTGGAGTGGTAGGTGATGCCAATGTAGATGCACCCGGAAATGTATTTGTCAGCAGTGTTGTTGGAACGGGCTATGTTGGATCAGTTACCGTTTATCACAATGGAATAGCCAATGTCACAGGGCTATCAGCTACAGGTTATGTAGGAACGGCTGGCCCAATAACCAGCGTTGCAGTTAATGTAACCTCCCCCGGCTTAACAGCTTCAACCAACGCAGTAACCGTAACAGGAACCGGAAATGTTTCTGTTACCGGCCTTTCCGCTACCGCGACTGGTAGCGCAGTTACAGTAGATTTACTCATCGAAGTCCCTGTCACCGGAGTTGCGGCTACTGCTTCTGGGGGTGCTGTTACTGTTGTAAACAAAACTAATGTACATCCAGTAGGGGTATATGCCACGGGTTATGTAGGCAGAGTCCTTATCTGGGAGGAGATAGTTCCTTCCCAGACTCCTAACTGGATTCCTGTTGTTGACGCACAAACCCCCGGATGGACAGATATACCGACATAATGAGGTAATGAGATGGCAACGTATGTAAACAATTTAAGATTAAAAGAGATCGCCACTGGCGACGAGAGCGGTACATGGG